AACAAAAGAAGATCGCCCTGCTTTAAGGGCTGAAGCGAACTGTCCTCGCTGGTGCGGGTAATGCGGATATCGTACTGGCCCGGCGTAAGACCGGCCTTGCGGAATACGCGCCTGACCGATGAACGCGACTGAGCCGAAATCGTCGTCTCGCCAAGATCGATATACGTCCCGGAGGAATGCTCTTTGTATTCAACGCGATAAGTAACACTCCAGCTCTGGATATCGCCGGAACTGGAATTCTGCTGATAGAGTCCGTTATTAAGCCGCAGGTGAATCTCAAAAGCCTCAACATCCAGATCGACCGTGGTGTAAATGTAAGGATTGTTTTGCGTGAGGTTGGCGCTGACCGGATAAATATTGTGCAGATCCTCGAAATTCGGGATCATACTCTGGTAATTCGTACCGAAACGCTTGTTAACCGCAACACCTTCAAAATTGTCGATGGGGTTATTGTTAAGCTCAATACTTTCTATCGATTCGATCTCGCCTTCACAGACAGCCAGAAGAACATTCAAATAGTGTTTGTCGCCGTCTTCCCAGAGAAACTGATTGATGATATTGCCGCCGACCCGATGCTCGCCGTACACCACTGCCACCGGTACGCCGACTTCCTGAATCGTCTGGACACCGTCCCAGCCGTACGTAGGCGACCCTTCGTCCATACCGGCTGAACCCAGATTGAAATCCGGCATCTTGGGCTGGTTCATGTACTGATAAATGGCATATCCCATCGAGAGGACAAAGAACGTGAAAAGAAACGGATGCGCCACCGCGGCCGCCCAGACTGCCGAGATGATAAACGAAACAACGGCCACCACCGGCGCTTTGACCTCCGGCGCTACCACGATCTCATCGCCCTCTTCAATACGTGAATCCAGATCTTCAATCCGCTTTCCGGTCACGATGACACGTTTGTCTTTATAATCGAACCCAGAATTGTCGAGATATTCGCGCACGGATTTGCTTCTGGAATAAGTAAATTCCAGAACCTGCGCCTCTTCCGTCTTGAACGGATTGTCGATATTACGAATGGATATCATTTTTTAACCTGTAGAAACCTTCTGTTTTTGTTTTCCACGAAACATCATCAAGCCGCGACACCACAACCCCCTGACGGCAACAATGGATAAAACGCCTTTTCGAGAGAACGATCCCCGCATGATTTGCCACGCCTCTTGAATTAACGAACAATATCCCGTCCAAAACCTGCGGCGTTGCAACGCGATCCCAATCGTGGCCGTAATGCTCCCTGAAATAGTCCTTGCCGCTTAAACCCCACACCTTGCTGTATTCCAGATCCTCGATATCGAAAAGCCTGTAACCGAGATCCGCATAAACGAGTTTCAAAAATCCCCAGCAATCGAGGCCTTCCATCGTCCGGCCCCTGTGGCAGTACGGTATCCCGAGATATTTGCCGATGATCGCCTTTTCTACATCACGTAGATTCTGCGCGTCGGCACGGACGGAAACGCCCCGAACCGGTGATAATTCTCCAGCACCTTGCACCGCTGTTTGGTTTTGTTGCATGAAACCTCTCCTCCGATATACCCGCATTCGGGCGACTTAAATTTCCACGCGCAGTAATTACGCGCGTACCGGCGCGCGGGCAGATCAACGCCCAGAACATCGAACTTGCCGGTTAAAGTGAACTCCACGTTCTTCTGGTCTGCCGTATAGCTGTCGATATAGAAAACGTCATCCATATGCGCGTCCGGGTCCGCCAGCTGGTCGGCCCAGATCATGCGGATCGTGACCTTCTTCCCGCGCAGATCGAACTGCTCCAAATAAAGCTGAATCAGGCGCGAAACATTCCCCAGCCGCACCTTGACCTGATCGATCTGCCCCTGATTGTTCTCGCCGATAAACTCATGCGTGACCGGAAACTTCGAATAAACCTCCCCCTGATACGTCACGTCCTGATCGAACCCCGCAATCCTCAAATCATTAATGGAGTCGTACTTTTCGAGGACGTATAAAAAGATGGGCGCGTTCTCCTGCTTCGATTTCTCGCTGATAAATGAGGGGCTGACATTTCTCGGCATTACTTCACCTCTATAAAATCGAACTCAAAGTCGTACACCTCGTACGCTTTCATCGTGAATTTAAAACTGTCCTCGGCAAACCGAACCGTATACTCCACGGCATCATTCGGGTTCGTCCATGTAAACGCCGTAAACGAGCCGTACTTCGCGGAAAAGAAATCCCGCACCATCTCCATATCCGCCTTTGACCGGCTGGAAAACCTGAGCCGCCATTTGTGTAACGGCGCCGCCCACTTGCGCCTGCGCTGTTCAACGCCGCTTTCAAACTCCGAAATTAGCGTCTTGTACTCCAGCGTCTCTTCGAAAACGAAATCCGGTAAATAGCTAAAATCGCTCATGCGTAACTCCTGATCACCGAACGGATCTTCCCGTTGTTATAAATGTCGTCGGCAATGGCATTGGAAAGCATCTTGCGATTACGCCAGACGTCCTGCGCGTCCCACGCCTGAATCACCTGATTGACGTTGATCGTGACACCTTCCCCGCGCATGGATTCGCCGCGGTTAAGCGCGCGCAGGTTATCCGAGCCGCCCACTGCCTGCATTCCCCTGCGGGAAAGCACGCCTTCGCCCGTTTGCGCGATGATCGGCACCTCATCCGGTGCAAGGCCCGAATGCGCCCTAATAAACGCCCGGTTGCGCTTTTCGACCGTTCCTCCGCTATGAAATAAACTTGCCACCGGCACACCGAAGATCGTGCCGCCAGCCCCGGCCATCGCCGTAAATATTTTTATAAGTAACAGCTTCGCCAATATGTTCGAGATCATCTGAAGAACCGCCCTGCCGAAATCAGCGAACACCTCTTTGACACTGCGAAGCTCACCTGTAAACGCCTTAAAGAAAAACTGCGAAAACGCGTTCTGCATGTTATGCGCCGACTGCTTGGCGAACTCTTCCATGACGTTAAACTGCTGTGCCGCCGCTTCCGCGCTCTTGCCCACATCCTTGGCCACGTTCTTCAATATCTCCGCTGTCTTGTCACCGGTATCCTTGACCTTGGCAAACACAAGGTCGTACTGCTTCATCGCGTCCCGCGCGCTTTCCTGCGCGGCCAGATTAAACGCCGTGCGCGCCTCCTCAAGCCCCTGAGTAAGGCCCTCAACATTGAACTGGATCTTGTTCTCTTCCAGCGACTGGGAAAACCGCTCGACCTCCGCGGACGCCTGCCGGTATGTTTCCCCGACACTGCCGGGAAGTTTTCCCAAAAGATCGTAAAACTTAATGAGCGGCTCCATGAGCGCTTGAAAGAAATCGACCGCGAAACCCAAGAGGCCGTTTAAGGCATTCGTTATGCCCTGAATGAACCCTTTGACTGCGCCTGCCCCGTACTCAAGGATCGTGAAAACACCCGCCACCAGATGATTGGCAAATCCCTGCAGAAACCCCAGTACCTGCCAGAGCGCCTGACCTGCTTTTTCCATAAAGTCATTCCACTGGGATTTGAGCATCTGCACCTTTTCATAGCTGGTCATCATCTCGAGATTCACCGCTTCAAGGTGCGATTTGCTCTGCGCGAGAATATGATTCGCCAAGGCCTGCGCCATGTGGTATTTCTGGACTTGCTCAACGGTCTTGCCAGTTGCCTTGGCGTATTCTTCAGCCGCGTCTTTAAGCGACAGCTGAAGGCCGTATGACCGCCTCAATGTTGTGACCAGACCGCCGGTAACTGCGCTTGAAATATTGGCAAACGCCTCTTCGGTCGTAGTGCCGAATATCCGCGCCTCGGCCCGCGCCTGCTTCATGAGCGCCGCGACCTGATCCATGTTCAATCCCTGCGCCATGAGCGCCGAAACCTTATCTGCGACATTAGAGAAATTGACCGTTTCCTTGGATGCCTCCATGATCGCCTGCCGCATCTTTTGTGCGTCTATACCGACACTCTCTGCCATGCGGCTGAAACTCTGCTCGATCTGCTGGGCCTTGGCCCCCATTTCCATGAGATCCCACGCCTTGCGAAGCGCCATGATACTGGCCGTAATAGCCGCGGTGATCGCAATCCAATTCTGCTTCCATGCATTAGCGAATCTCTGCAAGTTTCCGCGCACGCCTTCAAGGCGTTTCGTCGCTTCATCCCGCAGGCGCAATATGATCGAGAGTTCTTTATTCGTCATCGCTTGAACCTGTCCCTTCTTTTCTGCATCTCCTGCTCGATTGCCTGCAGTTC